GCAGGTAGTATTTCAGTTAAGATTGGAATGCATAACATTAATGGAACTAATGGTTCTGAAACACGATATGTAGATCAAATTATAGTTCATCCAAGTTATAGTGGTTGGTCATTGAACAATGATTATGCACTATTACATCTAACACAACCATCAAGTTTTGAACCTATACAATTAGTTACATCAGATTCACATGATAACGAACCTGTAATGTCAACAACGATGGGTTGGGGAGCAACTTCATCTGGTGGTTGGGGTTCTCCTGTACTGATGGAAGTGGATGTTCCAATTGACGATAGTTGTGGAAACTATTCTAATTCAGAAATTACAAACAATATGGTTTGTGCTGGAGACTCCAATGGTGGTGAAGATTCTTGTCAAGGAGATAGTGGTGGTCCATTAATTATGACAAATGGTGATGGAGAATATGAACTTATTGGTATAGTTAGTTGGGGTTATGGTTGAGCGGATGCAGGATACCCGGGTGTGTATTCGAAGATTTATAGTAGATTAGATTGGTTTTTTGATTACATCGGAGAACCACAAGAAGAATTTATTCCAGATTTATATGGAGATGTAAATTTTGATGGTGTTTTAAACATAAACGATATAGTTATATTAGTAAACTTTGTTTTAGGTGGAACACCAACAGAAGAACAATTTATAACAGGTGATATGAATTATGATGGTATAATAAACATTGTAGATATCATTTTAATTGTTAATGAAGTATTAGGAACAACATTTGCTCAATCAGTTCAATGGTTAGAAGAAAACTTTCCTGAATTAGAAACAAAGAAAAGATTAAGTGAATTAGATAAATCAGTATATTTCGCTAAAAATGATTTAACTGATAAGAATCTTATATCTCTACATGTTAATAATGCTCCTATTACAGTAATTTTGTCTATACTTGCTGAAGAAAGTGGTTACAATATTGTAACTGGACCCAATTTTAACGAAAAAGATAAATTAAGTATTCATCTTGATAGTGTAAAAGTGAGTGAAGCAGTAAACCTTGTTATAAGAGCTTCTGGATTAAGTTATAAAATAGTAGGAAATTCTATTTTAGTAACTAATTTAAGTAAAATACAGAAATAGGAGAGTAAATAATGAAATGGTTTATACTTATATTAACAATGATATCAACTTTAATGGCGGGGAAATTAAAAGAACCTATCATAGTATCATATGCTCCAACTGAACCAACAATAGGTAGATATCAAATATTTGTTACAGAAGTTACATCTGTTAAGACAGGACAACAATATTTAGTAGAAACTATATTTGATACTCGGAGTGGTAAAATTGTGAGTAGAACAAAATTTTTATTTTATAAACAATTTAATGAAGTAGTAATTGAAACTGACGATAAAGATAAAAAGAAAGATGTATTCGAAACAATAGGTATTCCTGTAAAAAAAGGTGTGTGTAAATGAACAAAAGAGAACAAATATATCAATTAGAAAAAGATTGGAATGAAAATCCGAGATGGGAAGAAGTAACAAGACCCTATTCAGCAAAAGATGTTGTTGATTTAAGAGGTCAAGTTAATGTAGAACATACACTTGCTAAGAATGGAGCAGAAAAGTTTTGGGATTTATTACAAAAAGATGAACCGATTTGTGCTCTTGGTGCTGTAACAGGTAATCAAGCCATTCAACAAGTTCAAGCAGGTATGAAATCAATCTATTGTTCAGGTTGGCAAGTAGCAGCAGATAATAATACATCTGATACAATGTATCCTGATCAAAGTTTATATCCTATACATTCAGTTCCTAAATTAGTAGAACGAATAAACAACGCTCTATTAAGAACAAGTGAAATTCATTGGATGAAAGATGATAACGAAATTGATTGGGTTGTTCCAATCATAGCTGATGCAGAAGCAGGGTTTGGTGGTAACTTAAACGCTTATGAATTGATGAAACTTATGATACAAGCAGGTGCTGGTGTTGTTCACTTTGAAGACCAATTAAGTTCAGTTAAAAAATGTGGTCATATGGGTGGTAAAGTTATTGTTCCATCACAAGAGTTTGTTAATAAATTAATATCAGCAAGATTGTGTTCTGATGTTATGGGAGTTCCAACTGTAATCATAGCAAGAACAGATGCCAATGCAGCTAAACTAATTACATCAGATGTAGATGACAGAGATAAACCATTCATTAAAAATACTGAAAGGTCACCAGAAGGATTTTATGAATTAGATAATGGAATAGAGTTAGCAACAAGTCGTGGTGTGACATATGCTCCATACGCTGATGTGTTATGGTGTGAGACAGGAAAACCAAATATAAAAGAGGCTGGTCATTTTGCAAAAGGTGTTAAAAATATATATCCAAATCAGTTTTTATCATATAATTGTTCTCCATCATTTAATTGGTCAAAGAATTTAGATGCTAATGAAATGTTACAATTTAGAGATACATTATATAATTTTGGATATAAGTATCAGTTTATAACATTAGCAGGTTGGCATGCTTTGAATATGAGTATGTGGGAATTAAGTAAAGCATATTTAGATTCTGGTATGTTGGGATATTCTAAATTACAAGATAAAGAATTTGCAACAGCTACAGAAGGATTTAGAGCAGCGAAACATCAAGAGTTTGTTGGTGCAGGATATTTTGATAGGATACAAGAAACTATAATGGGTGGTAACTTATCAACAACTGCTATGAACGATAGTACAGAAGAAGAACAATTTTAATAGGATAGAATTATGGCAAAAGAGATATCAGAAAATACATCAATAACAATTAGTATTAAAACTATTGTAACAGTAGTTGTAGTATTATGTTCAGCTTTTGGATTTTATTATAAATTAATGGGTGAAATCGAAGAAGCAAAATTATTACCAAAGACAGGTAATGGTGTTTATGCAGTAGACCCCAAAACAACTTGGCCACCATCTCGTAATGAGTACAAGATGAAAGATGACTTACAAGTAAACAAACTTAAAGTTCTTGAAAATGATGTAAAAGAACTAAAAGAAGAATTAAAAGAATTGAGGGAAAAAGTTTATGAAAAGTAAAATGTTATTAGTATTATTAAGTTCATTATTATTTGGTGTTACAGAATTAACAACAAAAAATTTTGAAGAAGAAATTAAAGAAGGTATAGTTGTTGTTGAATATTGGGCACATTGGAATACTGAAGCTATGGTAAAAGATTTTATTGTACTTAAAAACGCAAAACTAGGTCGTGTAAATATATGTGATAATATAGATTTACAAATAAGAGATTATATATTAGTAGTACCAACAATTATATTTTTTGAAAATGGAAAAGAATATAAAAGATTAGAAGCAGATTATTTTGAATTAAAAACAACAAAAGAAGAATTACAGAAAATCATTGATGACAGATTGATGATTAATCAGGAGAAATAAAATGGCGAAGAAATTAGATAAACATAATTATTCAGCAAAACTTGTTAGAGTTGTAGATGGTGACACTTGTGACGCTATGATTGATTTAGGATTTGATACTTGGGTTAAAAAAAGAATTAGGTTCTATGGTGTAGACACTTGGGAATCAAGAACAAGAAACCTTGAAGAAAAGAAAAAAGGTTTAGCAGCTAAAGCTTATGTAAAAGATTTACTTGAAAATTCAGACGAGGGCAAATTCGTATTAAAATCTCACGGAGTTGGGAAATACGGACGCGTTCTCGGCGAACTATTTGTAAAAGGTAATGAAACATCAGTAAATGAATTACTAAAAGAAAACGGACACGCCAGTGAATATTATGGCGGAAAGAAAAAAGTATTTGGGGGATAAATGGATAAGGTTTTTATATTCGATGTAGATGGAACATTAACACCATCAAGAAGAAAAATGACAAAAGGTTTTGAGGAATTTTTTGACAAATGGTCTGACAAAAATAAATTCTATTTAGTTAGTGGTAGTGATATAGAAAAACTAGATGAACAAGTTCCAGAAAGTATAATGATGAAAGCTGAAGGAATATTTACTTGTGGTGGTAATGAGTTATGGCAATTTGACCCCCATGTAGTTAATTTTCCATTTACTAGAATTTATCAGAATAAATTTAAACCACCTGAAACTTTATTGACATATTTGGGTTTTCAAGTTAAAATAAGTGATACACCAGTTAAATCTACAAATCATAGAGAAGATAGAGATGCCATGTTAAATTTTAGTGTAGTTGGTAGAGATTGTACATTAGAAGAAAGACAACAATATTTTGAATTTGATAAGGAAACAGGTGAAAGAGAAAAGATAGCAGAAGAAATAAAACGAGGATGGCCTGAATTAGATGCTGTAATTGGTGGTCAAATATCAATAGATATAGCACCAAAAGGTAATGACAAATCACAAGTCATTGGAAAAATTAAAGATGATTATAACATACCATTTATGGATGGGATGAAATATATCTTTATAGGTGATAGGACAATGGAAGGTGGAAATGATTATCCACTAGCAAAAGTTATGAATGAGATGAATGATTGTGAAGTATATCAGGCAGGAGAACCTTCAGCTGAAGATGGTTATAAAACAACAAAAAAAATATTAGAAAAATTAGATAAATAAGTATTGTTTAATTCAAAAAAAGGTTGTAAATTAGTATATGTCTAAAAAAAAACAATGTAATGTCTGTAGTTGGGAATTAGATGAATGGGAAGCATTACATCCATCACTTCATAAAGATAATAGTTTAGATTTTGATTTAGCTAAAAATTATTGTGAAGAACATGAAAGAATTTATAAAGATAAATGTAAACCAATATGGTGTAGAAGTTGTAAACATTTAAAAATATACCAAATCACAATTACAGAAAAATCTAAAACAATTGATTTAAAAAGGAAATAAATGTATCAAAACATTTATGTAAAAAGAACAAAGACAAGTAGTGAAGTACATCTATGGGATGATAAAACAGGTTATTCAAAATTTCAATATAAACCATATGCTTATTTAAAATCTCAATCTGGAACTTATCGTTCTCTATATGGAGACAAGTTAAAAAAGGTAAGTTTTTGGACTGGTGAAGATTTACAAAATGGTAAAGTTTTTGAATCTGATATTCCAATTGAAACTCGTGTGTTAGTAGACAATTATACGGATTCAGATGATGTATCAGAAGGACATAGAGAAGTTTATTTTGATATAGAGGTTGAAGTAAAAGACGGATTCCCAGATCCAAAAAGAGCAGAAAATAAAATTACTGCAATAGCTATCTATGATAAAGTTACTGATAAATATTCTTGTTTTGTTTTGGGTAACATACCTAATACAGATGTTGTAGAATCATTTAATTCAGAAGAAGAATTACTACAAAGGTTTTATCAGAAATATCTTGAAATTAATCCAACAATATTAAGTGGTTGGAACATTGATGGATTTGATATTCCTTATTTATATAATAGAACTACAAGAGTTTTAGGACAACAATTCGCAAACTCACTTTCACCGATTGGTGAAGTATATTATTCTGATCATAAACAAAGATATAAGATTGCAGGTGTATCTTGTTTAGATTATTTATCTTTATATAAGAAATTTACATATACACAACAATCATCATATAGACTAGATTTCATTGGACAACTTGAAGTAGGTATTGGTAAAGTTGAATATGATGGGACATTACAAGATTTATATGAAAATGATTTAAATAAATATATTGAGTATAATCTGAATGATGTAAAGATTGTAAAGGCACTTGATGATAAACTCAAACTTATTGAATTAGTTCGTGGTATATCACATGTTGGACATACACCATACGAAGATGTTTATCATTCAAGTAGATATTTAGAAGGTGCTATTCTTGTACATCTAAAAAAACTTGGAGTGATTGCACCTAACAAAGCATTGAATGCCAGAGATAAAATGAATCGTGGTGAAGATGATAAATTTACTGGTGCATATGTTAAAGACCCAATACCAGGTAGATATGAATGGGTGTTTGATTTAGATTTAACTTCTATGTATCCATCTACAATTATGACTTTAAATATATCACCTGAAATGAAGATAGGTAAAGTAAATGGTTGGGATGCTAAAGAATTTATGAAGGATGTACCAAAAACTTATTCACTTGAAAAAAATGGTAAAGTTCAAGGACATTTAAATAATGAAGAGTTGGTTAGTATGTTTGCTTCTAATAAAGTGTCAATATCTTCAAATGGTATTCTGTATCGTAATGATAAAAAAGGTTTGATACCTTCAATACTTGAAAAGTGGTTTGATGAAAGAGTTGAATATAAAAGATTGATGAAGAAATTTAATGACGAAGGTGATATTGATAAGTCACAATATTTTAATAGAAGACAACATGTACAAAAGATTGTTCTTAATTCACTTTATGGTGTATTGGGATTACCTGTATTCAGATTTTATGATATAGATAATGCTGAGGCAACAACTACAACTGGACAAGATTTAATTAAATTTACAGAAGAGATTACAAATAAATACTATAATAATAAACTTGGTACTGATGAAGACTATTGTATTTATACAGATACAGATTCAGTATTTTATCCTGCATTACCTTTAATTAAAAATCAATATCCTAATACAGATTCATCTGATGATAAATTCATGACAGAAAAAATATTAGAAACTGCAAGTGTTGTTCAAGAGTTTATAAACAAATCATATGATTTATTTGCAAAGAAGTTTCTTAATTGTGATACTCATAGATTTGATATCAAACAAGAGTGTGTGGCTAAATCAGCGTTTTGGGTTACAAAGAAAAGATATGGACAATGGATTATCAACGATGGTGGTGTAGTTTGTGATAAACTTGATGTTAAAGGTTTAGACATTGTTCGTAGTTCATTTCCACCTGCTATGAGAAAGTTAATGACACAAGTTCTTAAAGATATTTTAGGTAATGTAGATAAAGATGAGATTGATGAAAAGATATTAAAGTTTAAGAAATTGATGAAAACTGCAGATATTCAAGATATTGCTCTACCAACAGGTGTTAGAGGTATAAGTAAATTTACAGATAAAAGATATAGCAATAAAAAGATATATGGTGAAGGTAGTATATTTACAGATACTCATAAAGGTGCACCAGTACATGTTAAATCTGCAATAATCTATAATGATTTATTAAAACATTTTGGTTTAAATAATGTAGAAAAAATTAAGAATAGTGAAAAGATTAAATGGGTATATCTTAAACCAAATTCATTGAATGTAAAACAAATTGCATTCAAAGGTTATGATGATCCTAAAGAAATTATGGATTTTATAGAACAGAATGTTGATTATGAAAAATTATTTCAAAAAGCATTGTTTAAAAAAATAAAAGTATTTTATGAAGCAATGAATTGGGAATTACCAGTTGATAAAAAAAAATACATTAGTAGGTTTTTTTAGTTGACTTATATAGTAAAAGTTTCGTATATTATAACAATAGAAATCTTAATAGGAGAAAAATAAGATGCAAAAAAGTAAATTAGACAGATTCATTCAAAAATATAATTTGGGTGGAAATGTAAATAGTGTAAAGTGGAAATCAACAACAGATACATTATCTACCACTTTTGTAACACCAGATAAATCTTTACTTGGAACTGTTAAAGCAGATAAGTTTCAATTCGAAGATGCAGAACTTGGTGTATATCAAACAGATCAATTAAAAAGTTTAATTGGTGTTTTAGGTGATGATATTTCATTAGATTTATCAAAGTTTGGTGATAAGACAGTTGCACTTAAAGTAAAGAATGGTCCTGTTTCAATTGATTATGTATTGAGTGATTTATCTGTAATTGCTGATCCACCAGCACTTAAAAGATTACCAGAATTTGGTACTCGTATTAAATTGGATACTAAATTTATTGATACTTTTATTAAAGGTAAAAGTGCATTAAGTGATGTTGATACATTTACTATTTTAAATGGTAAAAATGGTATTGAAGTTGTAATTGGCTATTCATCAACAAATACAAATCGTGTAAATATTCCAGTTGAAACTGAAACTGAAGATTTTGAAAATGCAATTGCATTCAACGCTAATCTATTTAAAGAAGTATTAATTGCTAATAAAGAATGTACATCTGCAGTTCTTGAAGTTTCAAACGAAGGTTTGGCAAGAGTAAATTTCAAAGTTGATGATTATGATTCTACATATTATATAGTTGCTATGCAGGATGTAGATTAGTGGAAGATAAAAGTAGATGGAAATACATTCTTTTTGTTGAGAATAAAACTTCATATTTTGCAAATTCATTATTTGGACTTTTTGTAGAAATAATAAAATCTAAAATATTGAATCGGAAAAGAGGTAGTCAATGGGTGAATTAAATCATTCACTTTGGGTGGAGAAATACCGACCATATAATTTACAAACATATATTGGTAACGAACATCTTAAAGATAAGGTAAAGGTATATCTCGAAAGTGAAGATGTACCTCACCTTCTTCTTTTTGGTAAAGCTGGTACTGGTAAAACTACATTAGCAAAGATTATAACAAAGAACATAGATTGTGATTATTTGTATATCAATGCTTCTGATGAAAACAAAGTTGATGATGTTAGAAACAAAGTAAAAACATTCGCAAGTTCAGTAGGTTTCAAATCCTTGAAAGTAATCATACTTGACGAGTGTGATTATCTTACACCAAATGCACAGGCTGCATTGAGAAATCTAATGGAAACATTTTCAAAACATTGTAGATTCATTCTTACTTGTAATTATGTAGAGAGAATTATAGACCCAATTCAATCAAGATGTCAATCATATAAAATTATGCCACCATCAAGAAAAGAAGTGGCACTACAACTAAAGAATATATTTGAAACTGAAAATGTTCAATTTGGTTTGGATGATTTAGCTTTAATAGTTAATGCGGGTTATCCAGATATTCGTAGAGTTATAAATTCAGCTCAAAGACAAGTTGTTGATGGTAAGTTAAAGATAGATGTTAGTTCAGTAATCCAAAGTGATTACAAGATTAAGTTATTAGAAAGTTTAACACCCACTACTAAAGTGTCGGAGATTAGACAATTACTTGCTAATAATTCTATAACTGATTATGCAGAATTATACAAATTACTTTATGATGAGATAGATACATATTCAAATGGTAAAGTAGCTGAATGTATTCTTGCAATTGCAGAAGGGCAATATCAAGATGTTCAAGTAGTAGATAAAGAAATAAATTTTATGTCAACCATAGTTAAATTATTGAGGATAATTAAATGAGATTAAAACCAGTAAACGATAAAATCGTTGTAAAACCAAAAACTAAAAAAGATGAAGAGATAACTGATTCTGGTATTATTTTACCAGATACAGTTGATCAAGGTAAGTTGTTAGAAGGTGAAGTTATGGCAGTAGGAGAAGGTATGTACTCTGCAAACGGAACAATTATTCCAGTAGTATGTGATGTTGGTGATACAATATTATATAATAAACATGCACAATTACATGAGTATGATGATGAATATGTTATAATGAGTGTAAATGAGGTATTATCAATTGTGAAGGATAATTAAATGAGAAAATTTAAAATAGAAGATAATAGATGGGATGCAAAACCACCACTTTATGTTACACTATATAACCCACCTTATGAAAATGAAAATATTTTATATAAGACAGGTTTAAAAGAAAAAGATGTAACAATAACAGATGTAACAATGAAAAATAATATTGGGGAGAAGTAATGATTACACCAGGAAAAGATGGACAAATGCAACAACAAATAGATATTAGTAAAACATCAGCAATAAATTGTGATAAATGTGAAAATCAAACATTTAAACAATCACTTTTATTAAGAAAATTATCAGCTTTGGTATCACCAAATGGTCAAGAAACACTTGTACCAGTACAAGTATTTGCTTGTGAATCTTGTGGACATGTTAATTCTGAATTTTCAGATATTAGTGGCATTCAATAAATGCCTTTCTATACTTTCAAATGTCCACTATGTGAATGTGAGAAAGAAGTTTTACAAGGTATGAACTCTGCTAAACCCATATGTGAAAAATGTGCAAAGGCAAGTTGTAGTAAAACTTTGGTAGAGATGGAAAGAGTATTCGGAAATACGGGAAAACCACAATTTAAAGGTAGTGGTTTTTATGAAACTGATTATAAAACAAAGAGTAAACCTAAATGACAATTGTAGATTGGATAAACCAAGTTTTGGTTCATAAAAAAGAATGGGATTCGTTTTCTGAAACAGACCAGAAAACATTTAATTCATTCATAATTAATCGTTGGTTATCAATGGATAGTGAATTTATAGAAATAGTAAATTATTTTCAGAAATATGCTATTGGAACTCTTGAATCTCGTGAAGTATATAAATGGTATTGTGATGTTTTACCAAAAGGTAAGAGATTTAATAAATATATTAAAAGTAAAAAATACAAAAAATATGATAAGGAATTAATTAAAATAATTGTTAGTTATTTTGAATGTAGCGAATTACAAGCACAAGAATATATTAAACTTATGGATAAGGAAGAGATAAAACAAATATTAAAAATGTATGGTTTAGATAATAAAAAAATAAAGAAGGTATGTAAATGAGTAAAATAATATCGGATAAAAGTAAATATGTAGAATATGATAAAACTATAAGTAAAATAGTGAAAAATATAAAAAAAACAGAGACAGAGAAAATGAATAAAATTAATCATAAATCAGAATCAAATGCTATAGCTTATATAGAAGAAAATTATCCTGAAACGGCGAAGGAGTTTCAAAAGTTACAATATGAACAATGGGAATTATTCTGTAAAAAACAAATGGATTATGGTCCAAGTAATATTGCTATGGGCACTGATTTAGTAACAGATGAACAGAAAAGATTGAGTAAGATTGGTCTTATTGTTAGAATTAATGATAAGGTACAGAGACTTATAAATCTTGTAGTAAATAACAATAGAGAAGCTCAAAATGAACCAACAATAGATGCTTTTAAAGATTTAGCTTGTTATGGTATAATTGCTCAAATAGTTCAGAATGGTAAATGGGGTAAATAATTGAATCCATATTTCGAAAAATTTAGAAATATGGAGCCTTATTTCAAAATAGAAGAAGAAGAATGGACTTATATAAAAGAAACTTTTTCTAAAGATGAAATAAAAGAATCTCTTGTC